TTGTACACCGTTAAATCCTTGGTATCCCTGACTACCTTGAAAACCCTGGTATCCCTGTAAACCACGGCTCTGAATAAGTGAATCGTCGTATGACCAGTAGTACTGAGCAGTTGTAGAACCTACTGGGTAAAGAACTCCAATGTAGTAACCGTGGTTGCTACCTACTTGAATCTGCCATTGACCGTTACCACCGTACTCGGTACCTGATAAAACAACCTGACCGTTAGCGTCAGTGTTAAATGCGTTAGTGCCTAGAACGGCTGCGGCTGGTGGTGCGTCACCTGCGGCTGGTGCGTTGGTAAATAGTGACTCATCGTACGCTGTGACAGAAGCGCCGTTAAGGAACCCAGAAGGTCCTGAAACGACTCCAGAAAGTAAGTAAGTTGTCATAGTACTGATTCGCCCCTATTGATAGCGCCTTGAGTTTCGTCTAATCGTTTGCCCAACTTGGTGTCACCCTTGAGCGTTGTTCCTGTTTCAATCTCCCACTTCGATACAGCACGAGACTCTAGAGCCGCCGCACCCTTTACCGACTTGGGTTGTGTTCCATCTTTGCGTAGTCGCTTGTAAGCGGCCACGTCTGCGTGCATTGCTTTCGTGTCCATGTTAATAACACCAGCGTTGGAGCGTGTAGGCATGGCAGATGGTGACATGCTGATAGACGCAGCCTTGCACCCAAAGCAATCCTCCGGGTGAAGCCCAACGTTGTGTGGTGTTGCGGTCATGAAATCAAATCTCCGTATCCAGCAGCCGTAAGAGCCGCTGCTTCTGCGTCTGTAACGTAGCAAACTTCTTGATACACTTTAGCAATCCAAGGATTCTGAGCAACTGTAGTTACTGTTGGAACCGGCGGTGATACTTCATAGTTAATGTAGTATGACGTTGAGAACGGTGCCGATGGGTCCCATGGGTTATACGGGTAAGGAATGTTTGTGTTAGAGTTCTCCGGCGTAGCCGTGTCCTGTACAAACGTTCCGTCCGATAACGCAAAGACCATCACATAACGTGCTCGGTTCTTGTAGTAACGAAACAACCTATTTGCCAGACCTCGTGAGTCAGGCAAGATAGGCGGGTTGTCATAGACCTTGGGTGGCGTAAATGTAGCCACTCAGAACCTACTTCTTGCGTCCGTTAGCCCCGATGCGGATAGCGTCAATAGCGTCACCCATACGAGCGCCACCAGTTGTCTGGTACTCAGCACCTTCGGTAACTGCTTCTCCGACTGGCATGTTCACACGGTCATTACCGTGAAGGCTCTGCTCAAGCAAAGTGGTAGGACGCATGTCAACGACAAACCCGTCCTTCTTCTTGTCTACACTGTAGGTTTCGTCAAAACGACTTGGCATTATAATTCTCCGTAAGTTTTAAAGCCCTCAACAGGAGGAGCGTCTGTGGCTGGAGCGTACTCCAACTTAATAATGTCTTTAAGGACAACGGCTTCCTTAACGCCACGAGCAGTGTTGCGCTCCATGCCTCGGTTAGCCTCTCCGCCTTGGTTTCCACCAGTAGCAGATGTGTTGTCCATTGTGCCACGAAGAAATTCTGTGGCTACAGTTGGGAATGATGCACGTGATTCCATTAGTTTCCTTTACTCTTAGAAATGCTTAGTGTATCTGCATGACTTCTTGCATCTGAGTCATGACTTTTAGACTCGTCTGGAAGTCCTGCCCAACTGGCTGGTCGAGCAGAAACGTGACCTTGCATTGCAGGACCAGCGTTAGGTGCTGGTGATACGCCTTGATGGTTCATTGTTTGCAATTGGTCACCAGCGTGGTTTTCTGAACCACGAGCGTGGACGCTATAAACTCGGTCACCGCCACCTAACGTTTTAAGAACGGTTCCAACGGCGTTTGCAGCAGCGTGAAGCCCTGTACCAACATCACCGATTCCTCGTTCAATTTGACGACCTACTGCACCAGCGATGTTTGTAATTGGGTCACCCATTATTTCCACCTTGCATCTGTCATGTCACAGCAACCGCAGTAACATGGGTCTGATGTTTCACCCTTAATGGCTGAAGCATCGTTTGCCTTTGCACGAGCAACTCGGTTTGGAAGTGGTGTACCTGCTTGGTCAGCAGATTCAATACCCATGCGGAGTCCGTGCCCTGTTGGAATAGTCATTCTATTATCCTTCGTTAGTTTCGTATTGGTGTTTGATAGAAACGGCTATGCCATAGCGGTCTGTCAGACGACCACAGACAAGACATTGAATCTCATCTGCAGTCGCCTGAACATCACGACTTCCGCATACTGCGCAAGCACGAGGCCATGGCATAACCGTATCTACCTAACTACTGACTTAAGCCAGTGGTGAACCAGATTCACCTAGGTCAACTGCTGGCTCGAAAGCGGTTCCAGTACCAGGTGTGGTGCTGATGTCTCCACCAAGGAGTGAGGCTGACTCTAGACGAATGATTGATGCCTGACGGAAGATTCCGTAAGCACCCAACCAGTACCATCCAAGTGGTACAAAACGACGGAGACGGTCAGTGATTGGTCCTGGTACAACGTGTGGGAAGGCACCGTTGCCGTCCAGCGTTGAGTACGTCTTAGCAAGAGCCTGACGACCAAGAATCATAGTTCCGTAAACGTTTGCGCTTGAAGCACCGGCACCCTGGAATACAGGAGCACGAGGTGTTTCAATCCAACGTACACCTTCGTAAGCACCGAGTTCACCAGTCCAGATTTCACCTGGCTGAGCGTAAACGTGTGGTGCACGCCATCCCTGTACGTTGCTGCCAGAGATAGATTCTCCCTGAAGGTCAGCCACGAGGTCTGGGTGGATGTATCCGACGTACATTCCGCCGAATGTTGGTACGTTCTGTGAACGGAGACGAGCACGAGCAACACGAATGTCAAGTGATGAGATTGTGTTTGATGCTGTTACTCCGGCACGGGTTGTGACAGATGACTGTAGAGTTGTTGCTCCAAGTCCTGATGCGTACTGTACGTTTGTACCCTGGTCAAGTGCAGCACGTGCAATTGTGTCAATTGAAACTCCAGCGTTGTATCCAACTACGTTGGCAACAATTGGGTCAATGTCTACGTATGACGTTCCACGCAACTTGGCTGTGGTAAGTACTGCGTTACCGTACTCAGCAAGTGTCAGGGTAACCTGGCTGTCTGAAAGAGCAACAGTAGATACGTCGCTTGTCTCAGTCAGTGCAGAAGCCTGAATTGCTAGGTCGTTAACAATTGTAAATGCAACTGATGCTCCAGGCATGCTCTGGTGCGTAGGCTGAACGTCAGCGGCAGCGTCAAAGTATAGTTCTGGGCGTAGTGCAAAGTATGCCATGCGGTCATAAGCGGCCTTTGAGAAATCAAGGGTGCTCTGACCTGTATATGCGTCAACCATTGTGGTTAACTCCTTTTCTTTAGGTGTTTAAGTTTTTAGGCTTAGAACGACCCACGAGAAGAGTAGACACCCAGTTTTGACCCGGTGTCTCCTTCAACGACTCGCATGACTTCATCAGGAGTAGACGCTGCGGCAAGTGCTTCAAGGTACATTTGCTGTGGGTCTGGCATTGCGCCAGAATTACCTACAGTTGCACCTTGCGTCCTGCGTAGAGCATCTAATTCTGCATTACTTGAAGTATCTTCAATAGATTCAGATTTTAAAATTCCATACTCTTCAGCCGCTGCTCGGATTGCTTCCTGAGAAGTTTCACCGTCATACGCCTTACGGAATAATGAACCAATACCTGAATCCGGAATCCCTGCCTTAGAAAACTGAACTTCACGCTTTTGCGCTTCTAGTTCTGCCTTAAGACCGTCTAATTCCTTACGAGCCTTTTCTGCTTCACGCAACTGTTTCCGAATGTTCGGGTCTAGCGGTTGACGCTCAACTTCAATCTCGTCTTCGTAATCTTCAAATTCTGCCATGCTAATCGCTCCTTGCGGGTACGCACTTTACCAGAGGTTAATAAAGCGGATAATATTTTCAGCATTTTTATACGCACTTTGGTCATGCCCTCCAAAGCGGGTTTAGATAATTAGCGCTCCTACGGCCACATAGGGCCAACCATCTATGAACATTGTATCATTTAAATGATGAATGTTACGACTTTGCA